CTCAACCGCTGGCGGAAACGAAAACCGGCCAGCTCACTCTATTTTGATGGGAGGGAACAGAATGCGACAATCGCCGCCCCTTGGAAAACGCACATGGAAGCCCGATGAAGAAGAATATTTAATGGAAAAGTGGGGGGCAGGTCTCTATCCCGGCCATCGCAAAGAAACTCAATCGTACCACAAACGCCGTCAAGGTCAGAGCTCAGCGTCTGGGTTTAGGCGCGGTATTGATGGCCGGCGAGTATGTCACTCTAAATCAACTCCTGCTGGCGGTGAACGGAGGAAGCAGCTCCTACGGCTACAAGATGAAAAGCTGGGTCGAAAATCGCGGCTTGCCCGTCCACACGAAAAAGGTCAACCGCTGCAGCTTTCGTGTGGTCTACATTGAGGAGTTCTGGGAGTGGGCCGAGCGATACCGCAGCTTCATCGACTTTTCCAAGATGGAGCCGTTGGCGCTCGGTGAGGAGCCGGGCTGGGTAGCCGAGCAGCGCAAGAAAGACTTTGAGGCATACGCCATTCAGAGGAAAGACCCGTGGGGAGAGGACGAGGACTCTCGGCTGAAGATGCTGCTCAGTAAGCACAGGTACTCATGGGCGGAAATTTCCGAGATGATGCATCGTTCTCACGGTGCGATCGCGCGCCGTTGCCGTGACCTCGGCATCAAGGATCGCCCCGTTTCGATGGAGCTGACCGGCAAGCGTGGCACATGGACCAGCGAGGATTTTGAAATACTGGCAGACGGCATCCGCCACGGCGACAGCTACGCTGCCATAGGCAAGGCGGTCGGCCGTTCCGAAAAGTGCGTCCGATCCAAGGTCTACAACGATTATCTGACCGAGAACGCCGACAAGGTGCGGGAAATGCTTGGTGATGGCTCGTGGGGACACGGTGCGCCGGAAATGGACGTCCGTCATGGCTTCTATATCTCCCACACCCGCCATCAGGTCAGGCGCGACCTATCCGCGCTGGCAGCGGTCCTTCGTAAGCGCATGAACGATCTCGGCTACGATCCTTACTGGCAGCGGTTTATGTGCATGAATTGGGACGACATTGGCGGATGCTCCGCAGGGTGTACGGATTGCGACAGCTGCACAGCATTCCGGCGTATTCAGCCTCAGTATTGCGCACGGTGCGGCGGCACCTTCTACGAGCGCAAGGAAAACCGCTTCTGTGCGGCCTGCCGCACCGCGAGGAAGAAGCAGGCCCAGCGGCACTGGTGCCGCGTGAACGGCATGAGTCGAAAATAATAAACAGTCCCAGCCGAGGGGCAAAGCTCGGCGCATGAAAGGAGCTTCAATGAGTAACCTGCAGGTTATGTGGTTGTGCTGCACAGGGAAACTCCCTGTCGGCCTCGTCAAGTGTTACGACGAAAATGAGGAGTGCTGGAAATATTACATTGGTGTGGGCGATGGCAACGATGTCGATGCGGATGTTCGGAAGATTATTGCTATGGGTCAGCGGTATTATTCGTTATCGGCAATCGCCGAGTTCGAGGAGGCTGAGCGATGATGAGATCGGCCACCTGTAAGGGCTGCGGCGCAGCTATCGTCTGGATCGGGACGCCCGGCGGGAAAGCCATGCCGTGTGATGCCGCCCCGCGCTACTACATCGAAAAGCCCCGCTCCGGAAGCAAGAAGATCGTAACGCCGAACGGCGAGGTTATTTCCTGCGAGTATACCGAAGATCCGCACAAGGCCACTGGTACCGGCTTCGCTCCCCATTGGGGTAGCTGTCATACCGTTGGGAGTTTCAAAGTTGGGAAAAATGAGCGGTCGCTGAAGGAGAAGGAGTAAACCATGAAAATCTACATATCAGGGAAAATCGCCGGTGATCCGGACTATAAGGGGAAATTCGCCCGAGCGGCTGCACAACTTGAGCGGCTGGGCGCAACGGTCATCAATCCGGCCACAGCGCCGGAGGGGTTGGCCAAGCTGGACTATATGCGCATCTGTTTCGCCGAGATGGAGGCGGTGGACTACGTCGTGTTTCTTCCGGACTGGGCGGAATCTGCCGGTGCGAAGCTGGAACGCGCGTGGTGCGACTATGTCGGCGTGCCGACGATGAATTATGATGATTTTCTGGAAGATATGCTAGCAAGGGAGAAGCGCGGTGGAACTTTCCGTGACCTGCTGGCTGTTGAGTATCCTGCTTTGGTAGATGAAGCATTTTCCGGTGGCTGTTGTGGATGCCCGCAAGACTATGGCTACGAGCCGATGAACAAGCCGTGCCCGCATAGTTCGGTGAATGCTGTGTTGTGCGCGGCCTGCTGGGATCGCATCGTCCCGGGGAGCGAGGCGGTGTGAAATGATGACTGACAAAGGAGGTGAGGATGTTGGACTGGAAACGGGAGGCGGCTGATGAGCTGCGAAACTACACGAACCGAAAGACGGCAATTGAAAACATCAGAGATCAGATCACTGACCTGGCGACAGAGATCACAAGCATCCGCAGCGCATCGGCGGACGGCAGTCCGGTCGCCGGCGGCTCAAACGGCAGGGACGATGCGCTCGTCAACAACATTCTGAAACGTGAGCGGCTGGAAGAGGCGCAGCGCTTGACAGAGAACCGGGTGCGCCGCGTGGATCGTGCCTTGAATCAGCTCTCTGAGCGGGACAGGTGTGTGCTGCAGCGCTTTTACATCGCACCGTGCATCGGCGGCGTCGAGCGGCTGTGTCGGGAATTGGCCATCGAGAAGCCAACAGCATACCGTTGGAAAGACAGCGCGCTGCGGAATTTCACGATTATCATGTATGGCCTCACGGAGAGCTGACGGAAAGATGAGAAAAAAGTGAGACGATTTTTTCGAAAATCTGTGTTAAAGTGATATCGCGGGATTGCGAGAGAGACCAGTCCCGCAAGTCACTTTGTGATATACCTCTCTTCCTTTGATTCTTTTTGCAGAATGTACGCATGGCTTTTTCTCTTGTCTCTGTCAACTCCGGTTTTCTCATGCCTCTCAACAAAGCAAAGCACCGGCCCGGTTTCGGGTTCGGTGCTTTGTGCATTCTGGTGCGGTTATGAATCTGAAACAACTTACCTACAAACTGCAGGCGGCGCTGAACCAGCGCGGCGAGCATTACAAAGTCAATCAGTTACAGCACTACTCCGAGCGGCTTGGCCGGATGGTAACAAAATACGTGCTGGAAAAGGCAGAAACCGATGAAACCGGGAAGCATATCAGCACGCGCGTACTGGAGACTTACAGCATGGCGGATGTCGTAAAAACGCTGGCGAAAATCTATAGCGGGTGATCCCATGAATCTCACGCCAAAGCAGCGCGCTTTTGCGGATTTTTACATCGAATTGGGCAACGCGACCGAGGCGGCGCGCAGAGCAGGGTACTCGGCGAAAACCGCCAAATCCATCGGAGCGGAAAACCTGACAAAACCTGACATCAAAATCTATATAGCGCGGCGGCAGGAAAAAATCGAATCCGAGCGCACGGCATCCCTGAAAGAGATCCAGGAGCTGCGCACGGCGATCATGCGCGGGCAGGAAAAAGACCAGTTTGGCATTGAAACCTCCATCGCCGACCGTCTACGCGCAGCCGGCGACCTTGAGAAGTCGCTGCGCATCAAGGAAGAGCAGGAAACAAGGGCGGCGGCGCGTGCATCTGCACACTATGAGCTGCCGGCGCGCGTCCTTGGCAGGGCGTTTGTCGACATCAACCGGCGCATTCAGCCGAACATGACGTATGTCTTTGAAGGCGGCCGCGGCGGCCTGAAATCGTCGTATATATCCCTGAAAATCGTCGAGCTGCTGAAAAACAACCCGACGATGCACGCCTGTATCATCCGCAAGATGGGCAACACCCTGAAAGACAGCGTGTATGCCCAGATGAAATGGGCGATCAACGAGCTGGGGCTATACGATGAGTTCAACTGCAAGCTGTCGCCGCTGGAAATCGTGCTGAAAGAAACCGGCCAGACGATCTATTTTCGCGGCTGTGACGACCCGCTGAAACTGAAATCCATCAAGCCGCCGTTTGGCTATATTGGCATCCTGTGGAAGGAAGAAAAAGACCAGCTTTGCGGGCCGGAAGAAGAACGATCTATCAACCAGTCCGTGCTGCGTGGCGGCGCGGATTCTTACGACTTTTCGTCCTATAACCCGCCAAAAAGCAAATCCAGCTGGGTCAACAAGGAGCGGCTTGTCCCGAATCCGGGGCGCGTTTTCCATCATTCCAGCTACACGGAAGCGCCGCCGGAATGGCTGGGCGCGAAGTTTATCGCCGACGCGGAACACCTGAAAGAGGTCAACCCAGCGGCGTATGAGCATGAATATGAAGGCGTAGCCAATGGCGACGGCGGCAGCGTCTTTGACTATCTGGAGCTGCGGGAGATCACAGACGAAGAGATTTCGCATTTTGACCGCATCTTCCAGGGCGAAGACTGGGGCTGGTATCCTGATCCGTACTGCTTCATCCGTTGCTACTACGACAGTGACCGCGAGGCGGTGTATATCTTCGCGGAACACTACGTCAACAAGGAATCGAACGAGCAGACGGCGCGCTGGATCATCGAACACGGCTATGACGATTACACCATCACGGCCGACTCGGCCGAACCGAAAAGCGTCAACGATCACCGTGAAATGGGTCTGCCGGTCACCGGCGCAGTCAAAGGCCCAGGGTCGATCGAACACGGCATGAAGTGGCTGCAGCGTCGGCGCATCATCATCGACCCGGTGCGCTGCCCGAATGCAGCGAAAGAATTTTCAGAATACGAATACGAGCGGGACAGGGACGGCAACGTCGTCACCGGATACCCGGATGTGAATAACCATAGCATCGACGCCACGCGGTACGCACTGGAACCGCTGACGATGCGCAGGGGGGCAAGTGCATGACTGTAAATATTTTGGGGACGGAATATGAAATCATTGAAGCCACGGCGGCCGAAGATGCAATGCTTGAAAAATGCGATGGTTACTGCGACAAAACGGTAAAGACCATTGTTATTTCAAAAAAGGCCAAAGACTGCGACCTGAAAGACTTTAGCGTCTATCAGAAAAAAGTTATGCGTCATGAGATCATTCATGCATTTCTGTTTGAAAGCGGGCTGTCCGAAAACTTTACGCATCCGGAATACGGCCATGACGAAACATACGTGGACTGGATTGCTTCGCAGTTTCCGAAAATGTGCGAAGTGTTCAAGGAGGTTGGCTGCCTGTGAAAATCAATATCCCGCTGGACAGCGTGAAAAAGCAGATCCGCGAAGAATTCCGCATTGCGCCGCTGGTAACGCCGGAAATGCGCGAAGCGGAAGACCTGTGGATGCAGATCTGGATGGGCACCCCGCCGTGGGCAAACGATCAGGATCGCACCATCAATTTTGCAAAGGCAGTGACCGGCGAAGCTGCGCGCCTTGCGACGATGGGCGTCAGCGTCGAGCTGTCCGGCTCGGCCCGCGCAGATTGGCTGCGGGAACGTCTGAACGAAGAACTGATTCCCTTCCTGCGTGACATGGTGGACGTTGGCTGCGCCGCCGGTATGTTCCTGCTGAAACCCACGCCGGACAGCATCGGTCTGTACACGCCGCCGGAATTTACGATCACGGCTGTGGATAACCGCAAGCGTGTGATCGGCGTCGTGCTGTATGACACGAAGGCGACACCGGATTATTACTACGTCAAGGCCGAATACCACCGCTACGAAGGGACGCATTATGTAGTTTCCAACCGCGCGTTCCGGCTGGCGAAGGGCAAAACAGCGGCATCCCGTGTGAATCTGGATGAAGTGCCGGATTGGGTGGGCATCCTGCCGGACGCCGTGCTGGATGATACCGCGCCGCTGTTTGCCGTGTGCACCATGCCGGATGCCAACAACATCGACGGCGGCGCCTGCGGTATGTCCATCTATGCCAACGCCCTACCGGAACTGCGTGGGCTGGATGTTGCATGGTCTGCCATGGTGGACGAAATTCAGGATTCCCGGTCGATCGCCCTTGTGGATGATCGGCTGTTGCGCGAACCCGGGCGGAAGAATGTTTCCGTGCGGCTGCCACGCTATGTGCAAAACGTTGCCGGCTCGGCGGCCGAAAGCTTCTATCAGGAAATCGACCGCAAGCTGAAAACCGGCGAACGCCAGACCGGCATCAATATGCTGCTGCAAAGCTTGTCGACCAAGTGCGGCTTTTCCGAAGGCTATTTCAGCTATAACGAAAAACAGGGCCTTGCTACTGCAACGCAGGTGGAAGCTGATGACCGCCGCACAATCCAGCGCATCAAGGACATCCGCGACCGCATCCAGGCAGCTTTGGATGACCTGATTCAGGCGCTGAACGACTATGCCGATATCTATGATCTGGCACCGTATGGCACGTATACTGTGGCGTACAATTTCGGCGACATCACGTACAGTTATGAAGAAGACCGGCAGAACACGAAAAGCCTTTGCCAGCTCGGCGTTTTGCCGTGGTGGATGTATCTGGTGCGCTTTGAAGGGTTCAGCGAAGACGACGCAAAAGCGGCCTACGCCGAAGCCAACACAGCAAAGCCGGGGCTGTTCCCTGACGCCGAATGATCACCCCGGAACAGTTTCAGGAGATCGGCGAAACTCTGCTGCCGTTGCTGGATGACCTGACGGAATGGATTGCGCGCGACATGATCGAACGCTTCATGATCCGGTTCGGCCGCGGCGAAAAGAAGCTGCTGACCGGCACGGATGAATGGCAGGCATGGGTGCTGGAACAGGCCGGCGGGAACCTGGATGAAATCCAGAAGGCATTGGCCAAAAGCACCGGCAAATCGCAGCAGGAAATCACGAAGATCTTCAAGGGCAGCGGCATTCAGGCAGCAAAGGCGGATGCAGAAGCCGCCGCCGTGACGTTTTCCGGCCTGTCGCCCGGCATGATGGCGATCATCACGGACGCCTATGAACGCACGGTCGGCGAAATTTCCAACGTCACGCGCACGACGGCCGGCACGACCAATCAGGCGTTTATCGACATCTGTGACGCTGCGTATTGGAAAGTACGCACCGGCGCGCAGTCCTACACCGCCGCCATGCTGGAAGGCGTGCAGGCGCTGGGACAGGTGCAGCCGATCGTGCGCTATCCGTCTGGCCACAAGGATACGCTTGAAGTGGCGGTGCTGCGCTCCATCCGCACCGGCGTGGCACAGTCATCCGGGAACATGACGATCCAGCAGTGCAAAGACATGGGCTGGAATCATGTGCTGGTGTCGCAGCATCTGGGCGCGCGTGTATCCGATACCGACCCAATCGCCGATCACGCCGGCTGGCAGGGCAAGGTGTACTGTATCGACGGCAAGGACGCGCAGTTTGATAACCTGCTGGACGCGACCGGCTACCCGGAGAATCCGCTTGGCCTGTGCGGCTATAACTGCCGCCATTCCTTCACGCCGTTCCTTCCGGGTGTCAGCCAGAATCACAACAAGCCGATTGACACCGAAGCCAACCGCCGCGCCTACGAGCTGTCGCAGACGCAGCGTGCGACGGAACGCCGCATCCGGGCGCAGAAGCGCAAGTGCACGGCGCTGCACACAGCCGTGAAAAACTGTGAAGATCCGGCGGCCAAGGCAAAGCTGCAGGAGAAATATGCGCAGTCCGCCAAGCGCCTGCAGGAACAGAACGCGGCCTACACGAAGTTCTGCGCCGATAACGATCTGAAACCATACCACGAGCGGCTTGCCGTTACCGGCTGACTTCATTAATCGAATCAGGATACGCAGGGGCGGACGGGAAACCGGCTGCCTCTTTGCAATATCACGACCCCGCCGGTGGTCCATCCGGCTCAATCCACACAGTCGACGGGCTGTTAAAAATCACGTTCAGGAGGATTACGCATGAAGAACATCGAGACCATTCTTTCCGACTTCGGTATCACGATTCCGGAAGGAAAGGCGGCGGATCTGCGCAAGGCCGTCGCCGAAAACTACAAGACCGTGGCGGAATTCGCCAAATTGCAGGAACGCCACGACGCGCTGGACACATCGCTGAAAGACGTGCAGGGCAAGCTTGCCGCCTTTGACGGCGTGGATGTCGCAGCGCTGAAAAGTCAGATCACGACCCTGACCAATGACCTGCAGACCGAGCGGGACAACCGCAAGAAGGACGCTGCCGCCGTGAAGCTGCGCAGTACGGTGGACACGTTCCTGTCGGGCAAGCATTTCGTCAACGACATCACGCGCGAGAGCATCATGGACAAGCTGGTGACGGCTCTGGGTTCCGACGATGCGCGCGGCAAGTCGCTCGACGACCTGTTTACCGGCCTTGTCACCGATCAGAACGGCAAGGAAATCCCCGGCATCCTTGTGGCCGATCCCGCCAGCAAGGCGCGCTTTTCGTCTGATCACAGCGGCATGGTGCCGCCGGCGGGGGGCGCAAAAGAATACGTAGCCCAGAAATACAAAAACAACCCGTTTTTCAGGGGCTAAGACTACGAAAGGAAATGATGATCTATGTCTATCCAGTATGGATCCCTGTATGTCGATGAACAGTACAAGGCAACTGTTCTTCCCAACCTGTTTTATAAGACCTGGCTTGTGCCCGGCGTGACCTATCAGGACGTGATGGTCGACGGCGCCGGCGGCTGCTACTGGCACAAGCTGACCTCCACCGCCGCGTCTGTCGGCACGCCCGGCCGTGATTTCACGGACACCGCCGCCGCTGACACGCTGGTTCAGGCCGTTTTCAACAACAACATCCATGCGTCAAAGAAGATCTACGGCGTGCAGGCCGCTGCTGTGGCGTTCCCGATCGCCGAGGAGCATCTGGCACTTGCCACCCGTGAAGTCGCGGAGGCAAAGAACCAGTGCGCGCTTGCCTGCCTGATCTCCGAGGGCACGGCATCCGCCAACACCACGAAGACCACTGCGGCCAACTTCAAGGCGCAGGTACTGGCCGAACGCAAAGCCATGGTCAAGGAGAAAGCCAACCCCACCATCGTGCTTTGCAGCCCGGACTTCTTTGCCACGATGCTGGAGTTTGCCGGTGAGAAGTATATCCCGACGTCCAACGAAATGCTGCTCGCCGCCGCTGCCGGCGGCCAGGTAGGCAGCTTCATGGGCTTTACCTGGATCGAAGTCAACGGCTTCGCGTCGTCTGCTGATCTTGCCTACTATCCGCACGGCGGTACGAAGGCCAGCGTCACGGCGGCGAACCTCGCGAAGGTGGAATTCATCATGTACGATCCGAACGCCTTCGGTGTCGGCGATAACTTCAGCATCGTCCGCATGGTCGATTCTGAGCTGTTTGCCGGTACGAAGGCGCAGGTCGAGGAAAATGCCGCCCTGCGTGTGCTGGACGCTGCGCAGGTGCACGTGAAGTCCTACGCAAGCGCGTGATCGGCAGGTGAATCACGGTGTACGCGGATTTTGACACATACGTAAAACGGTACGGGGACGATCTGTCCCCGTTCTGCGATGAATCGACCGCCACACGCTACCTGCGCGCGGCGTCGCGGGAGATCGACCGCTTTACGTTCGACCGCTTCGGCGGCACGCTGCCGGAATCCACGATCGACGCCGAAAAGCTGCAGGACTGCGCGTGCGAACTGGCCGAATGCCTTTACCGCATTGACCAGGCGCGTGACAGCGCGGCTGAAACCGCAGACGTCGGCGGCGTAAAAACCGCCGGCCCTGTGGCGTCGGTGTCGTCCGGCAGCGAATCGATCACATATAAGGCGGCCGACAGCTGCTACACGACCGCTGCGAAGACCACGGCGGCGCGGGATGCGCTGGTGTTTGACCTGCTTCGGCGCTGGCTTTCAGGCGTGGCCGTGGATGGCGTCCTTGTGCTGTACGCGGGGGTGACGTGCTGATGCTGCTGCATAGCGATACGATCACGCTTTTTTCGCGCGTGCGCGGCGCGCGCGGTCAGGCCGATACGTGGGTGCGGCACGTGCTGGCCGGCGTCAAGGTGGAAGCAAAAACCGCTATGACGCCAGGTACGACCGGCGATGTGCCGGGGCACTATGTGCTGCTGCTTGTACCGAAAGCGTCCATCGGCGCGCTGACCTATGCGACGCCGGAAGTGTACCAGGCGGCGGATGACCGCAGCGGCATGATTGCGTTTCAGCCGGGCGACTATTTCTGCCGCGGCGATCACGACTGGGCTGAATACGATGTGCTGTGCAAAGTCACGGAGTGCCACCGCATCACATCCTGCGCGTGGTTTCCGCTGATTGCACACTTCGAGGTGACGGCATCATGAGCGATATCAAGCACTATAAGAACGTCAGCTATGTCAAAGGGCACGTCCGGGTAAATCTCCGGTTCGCCAAATACGGCCCGCGATTCGCCAAAGCACAGGAATGGCTGGGGAAGCAGGTGCTTGCGGACAGCAAACTGTATATGCCGTGGAAAACCGGCAGCCTGCAGCAGCGTTCATACGTCGCGGAAGGCGGCCGGCAGGTCGTGTTCCCAGGCCCATATGCGCGGTATCTGTATATGGGCAAGGTCATGGTGGATTCAAAAACCGGAAAAGGCCCTGCGAACATTCCGAATGTCGGCCCGCGTTTTAGAAAAGGTGCGACACTTGTTGCGACCGACCGCGATCTGCGGTTTGCGGCCGGCGTGCCGCACTGGGCGGAAGTCGCGCAAAATGAACACGGAAAAGAATGGGCGGATGGCTGCAAACGGATCATCCTGGAGGGATCAAATGGTTGACACAAAAGATTTTTCAACGATCCTGAGCGGCTTGCTGAATGATTTCCCGGCCATTGGCGCGCGGGAAATCCGGTTCGGCGAGCTGGGCGACAAGTCCGGCGTCGGGATCTATCCATCCGCTGCGGCGACGGTGATCAGCGAAACGACCGACATCATGGGCGGCGTGTACCAGAAATGCAACTATGCGTTTCAGGTGGTATATCGCGCCGCGCCGCAGTCGGAAACGGACCGCATCCACATCAAGGGTTGGCTGGACAAACTGGCGCGCTGGCTGGAAAAACAGCCGATCACGGCGGACGGCCAGCAGCGCACGCTTGCCGCGTGGCCAGACCTCGGCGATGGCCGGACGATCACTGCATTTGTACAGGTGTCGGCGGCCTACCTGGTCGGGCGCTATGCCGACGGTGTGGAAGACTGGGCCGTGTCCCTGTCGATGCGGTACGACAACAATTTTGAAAGGTGATGCATTATGCCTGAAAGTACGACTTTTAACACGACCGCGGGCCAGACGATTGCCCGCAAACTGCTGATGGCCTTCCTGAATACCGGCACGTCTTCCGCGCCGGTTTGGTCGATCGTCGGCAAGCGCGTGGAAGACAGCAGTCAGGAATATGACTGGAATAAGGAAACCACGCAGGACATCCTGGGCAACACGTTTACCACCATGTCCGCGCCGACTATCACGCAGACCTTTGACCCGTGCAATCTGGACGCCGGCGAGACCGCGCTGACGAAGCTGTGGCAGCTGGCGATTAAGGATCAGGACGTTGCGGCGCTGGCCGAACAGGATATGATGATCGTGCACTGCTATGCCGGCACGAAGGACACGGCGATGTTCGCCGAACGATATAACGGCTGCGCGATTGAAGTGAAGTCGCTGGGCGGCGACAAGACGGTGGACATGCCGTTTGACGTGACCTACGGCGGCACGCGCACGGTCGGCACGGCGGCCATTGCGGACGGCGTGGCCACGTTCACGAAGGCGACGGCATAAGGGGGTGACGGCGTGAGCAATAACATTTCATTCGAAACCGGTCTGAAAGCGTTCACCATCAATGGCGACGCAAACCGGAAGATCTATTTTGACCCGAACGACATTGGTATCATCGACCGGCTGGAAGCGGCATCGATGGCGATCAAGGCCAAAGCCGACGAAATGGGCACGCAGGAAAGCGATACGGGCGCCCGCGCGACGATCCGCGAACTGGACGCCTACGCACGCGAACAGGTGGACGCGGCGTTCCCTTCGCCCGTCTGCGATACAGTGTTCGGCAAAGCCTACTGCGTTTCTCTCACGCCGTCCGGTTCCCTGCAAATCATTTCGTTCCTGGAAGCGGTTTCTCGCCAGATCCGGCGCGAGATGGACGCCGCGACCGCTGCCGCGCAGAAGCGTCAGGCAAAATACCTGGATAAATACAGCGGCGGTCAGCGCAGGAAGAAACGCAGATCATGAATACAGGCCTGCCGAAGACAGCGTGTATCGGCGGCCGGTGTTTTCGTATCCGAAGCGACTTCCGCGAAATTCTGGACATCTGCGCCGCGCTGAACGACCCAGAGCTGACAGATCAGGATCGCGCCGAAGTGGCGGTCAAGATCTTTTATCCGGACTGGGATCAGATCACGGACATGGCCGCCGCGGTGAAATTCATGCTGTGGTTTTTGGATGGTGGTGTGGATCGCGGCGACCAGCGGCAGCAGCCGAAGCAGATGGACTGGGAGCAGGATTTCCCGATGATCATTGCGCCGATCAACCGCGTAGCTGGGCAGGACGTGCGCGCGCTGCCGTATATGCACTGGTGGACGTTTATCGGCTATTACATGGAGATCGGTGACTGCACGTTTTCCACAATCCTGGACATCCGGCGTAAGCTGCGCAAGCACAAGAAACTGGAAAAGTGGGAGCGCGAATACTACGACGAAAACCGGGAATTGATTGATTTCAAGTCGGCGCATCTGACCGACGACGAAGATGAATTCATCCGGCAGCTGATGACAGGGGGTGTGCGCGATGGCTGATGTTGTCGGCGATCTGGTATTTGATACAACGATAAACAGTGGCCAGTTTGACGCTGGCCTTGCGAAGCTGGAAAACAACGCGAAAAAGGCCGCGAACAATGTGGACAAGGCCGCACAGAAGGTAGCCACGCTGCGGCAGCAGCTGGAAGAACTGCAGGCTGTTGCCGAAAACGAAAAGAAAACCAGAAGCACCGGGACGGTATCGCAGGAAACCGGCGATGCAATCCAGAAAACGACGCAGCAGTTGAAAGACGCGCAACTGCAGTTGCAGGGATTGCAGGCGGACCAGGCCAAGGCAAACGACGCTATAGGCGCCTACATGCAGAAGCAGCAGTCAGCGGCTACATCGACGTCGAAAGTGTCCGAACAAATGGGCAAATTCGCAAAGCGCATTGCCACAATCGCGAAGAAAGTGTTTATCTTTACGATGATCGCGAAAGCGCTGCGCGCCATGCGGTCTGTGCTGCTGAACACCATCAACGCAGACAAGCAAATGTCTGCGTCCCTTGCGCAGATCAGGGGCAATCTACTGACGGCCTTCGCGCCGATCTATAGTTTTGTTCTTCCCGCCATTCGGACGCTGCTGTCATGGCTGGCGAAGCTTACGGCCGTTATTTCGTCTGTATTTGGCGCAATCTTCGGTCAGACGGCATCGCAGGCACAGGCAAACGCCAAAGCGCTGTACCAGCAGGCAAGCGCCACATCCGCAGCCGGTGACGCGGCGGAAAAAGCGAAGCGGCAGCTTTCCGGGCTGGACGAAATGAACCGCTGGGAATCAAACGACAGTTCCGGCAGCGGAGGCAGTGGCGGCGGGTCTGCCGCGCCTGATTTTAGCGGCGTCAGCCAGGTCAAGCTGCCGGACAACGTCCAGGCGGGGTTGGCGAAAATCGGCGAAGCACTGCGTTCGATCATCGAATCCCTGAAGCGTATCTGGGATTCGCCGGTCGTGCAGTTCATCGTGAAAACCGTCTTGTATGTGGCGATGCAGCGAATCGCGTGGATTCTTAGCAGCGTCGGTTTGGTGCTGGAAGGTATCGCCGACATACTAGACGGCAACGTGTGGGAAGGCATCAAAAAAGTAGGCCTAGGTTTGTTGGATTTAATGAATCCGATTGGCGGCCTGCAGGACGGCTTCAAATCCCTGTGGGAAAAAGTCGCCTCCGGCGCTTTATCCGCCTGGGAGGGCATCAAAAACGCGTTCAAATCCGTGCCGGAATGGTTTCAGAGCAAATTCCGCGATGCATGGCAGAAGGTCAAGGACGTGTTTTCGACAGGCGGCCGTATCTGGTCAGGCATCAAAGAAGGCATCGAAAACACTTTCCGCACGGTCGTCAATGCCATTATCCGCGGCATGAACACGATCATTGCCGTACCGTTCAACAAGATCAATTCCATGCTGAATACGATCCGCAATGCGCACTTTCTCGGCATTTCACCGTTCCAGAATATGTGGGGTGTGAATCCACTGCCAGTGCCGCAGATCCCGATGCTGGCGCGCGGCGCGGTCATTCCGGCGAACCGGCAGTTCCTTGCCGTGCTGGGCGACCAGCGCAACGGCAACAACCTGGAAGCGCCGGAATCCCTGCTGCGCCAGATCGTGCGCGAAGAAGCTGGCAGCGCTGGCAGCCGATATGAATTCATCGCGCGTCTGGATCGTCGCACGCTGTTTGACGAAGTCATCACCGAAGCAAAACTGCGGAAAGGGCAAACGGGCAAAAACCCGCTTGTAGCGGTGTAACACATGGCACAGGAATATATTAAAATTCGCAAAAGCGCGTCGGATGACTGGCTGGTACTCCCGCAGCCGGATTCCGGCGCGCTGTCGTATGACTTTGAAACGACCTACACGGAGGACAGCGGCCGCACCCAGACCGGCGCGGCCGTCGTCAGTCCGCTGTTCACGGTGGAAGCGCTGGGGTATAGCCGGGCATCGATCAGCAAAACTATGCTGTCGCAGATCCTGAAGATCATTGCAAAAGGTCAGCAGTTCCAGTTGCACTACTTTTCCGCTTACTACGGCGCGTGGTGCCAGGCGTGGTTTTACGTCGGCAAAGGGCAGCTGAATATCGGGCGCCTAAACGAAGGCAAGGAGCTGTTTACGTCCCTGGATTTTAACATGGTCAGCGTCAATCCACTGACGTGATTGGGGGTAGCATGATATGCGAATAGTCGACAGTCAAATTACAAACGCCTACCCGTCGCAGACAAACTTCGTGGTTGAAGCGACTTTTACGTGGGATCACGATGTGACATTGGTGTATTATGGCAGTACAACTGTGACGCTCAAGGCGGGGGAACACCTACAAGTAGACGGGGCGTGTTTTCGCCCTGGTGGAACGAAAATCACAGCGCAGATATCATCCGGCAGTTACCCGGTCGGGCTTTCCGCATGCAAATGCGCAACAATTGAAATGTACGATGGTGGGTGGCAAAACGTCGATAACCGGAATCTATACGAAGGAGCGACCGTGCACCTAAAGGCAGGTATCAAAATCGACGGCAATGGATACTTGGTTCCAATGGGCAGCTTTAAGGTTTATGAAGTGGAAACCGTGCACGAAGTTACCACGCTTACTTGCTACGATGCCATGAAGGAAGCGGATGTGCTGTGCCCTGCGGAGATGCAGGGGGAGCACAATTACATAGAGCTGTGGAGGCTGGCAGCGACTCGGCTCGGCCTGACGCCCAGCGCGATTGATAGCGACTTGGGATATAACGCACTGGCGACCGTGGACACACAGCACACCATCCGGCAGGTGATCGAAGCAATTGCGCTGGCCTGCGGTGGCAATGCCGTGGTGTCTGGGGATGCACTGTATGTGCGACCGATTACATCTACAGCAGATGTGACGTTAACACAGTGGATTAACCAACTGGAAGTGGCAAGTACGCCGGTCGAAGTCACTGGAGTGCGCGTGAAAAAGACGTTCGCTAGTGACGGGCAAGAGCACACGTATTTCTTCGGCGCCGGAGGCTATGTCATTGAACTGAACGACGACAACCTGTGGTTGGGCATTGAAGGGCCAGCAGGGTCGATCACGGTCGCTGCTGAAGCAGTCGCGGAGACGGCGTACGAGCGGCTGAAAAACAAGCCGATCTATAAGTTCTCCGGAGATCTTCCAGCCGACCCGCGGCTTGATATTTTCGACAAGGTTATCGTCAAGGACATCAACGGCCGGGAATACCCGTCGATCATCACGAACTACACGTTCGTGTTTTCCGGAAAAACGTCGGTTGGGAACAGCGTCGAATCCAGCAGCAGCTACAACACATCAGATAGTGGGCCGTCCGGATCGTCGCCTTCCGGCGGCGGTGGAAGCGGCGGAGGCACAGTGCAGAGCGTCAACCATGTGCTGCCGGATAACGCCGGAAATGTGCAGCTGTCGCCGAAAAACGTCGGCGCGGTGGACGAGGACGAAGAGCTGACGATCATTGAGATCATCGATATGTGGAATAACGCCTAGGCCCTAGGGAGGATAACTATGGGAACAAAATATGCAGGACAGACGGCCTTAAACAAGCTGATGCAGCTGATTAAAACAGCGATGAACAAAAAGGCAGACAAGACGGCACTGGATGGCAAGCTGGATAAAACCGGAGGCACAGTGACTGGCAGCTTGACGGTAATCGGCGCTGGGCTAAGCGTTGAGGCATCCGCCAACGGCAGCGGGAATCTATCGGTTGATGGGCCGCTGGTTGCCAGGGGCGGTTTCTTCGTGCTCAATGGTGAAGAATACGCATCGCTGGTATGTACCGGAAAGAATGCCGCAAAAATTGTTGGGACTGACAGCAACTACGCCCGCGTGGCTGTCGGCACGCCATCTGGAGACAACGACGCAACGACGAAGGATTACGTAGACAACAAGGTATCCGGCCTGCAGACGGCCGATCAGGTGCGGGCCGCCATCAGCAGCGCGATCACCGGTGTGTACACGCCGAAGGGGTCGATCGCGTTCAAGTCTTTGCCGACGGCGGCGGCCGGAAACAAGGGCTGGGTGTACAACGTCACCGATGCCTTCACGACCACGGCGGCGTTCGTCGAGGGCGCGGGGCACAGCTACGGAGCGGGCACAAATGTAGTGTGCGTGGACGCTGGCAGCGGCAGCTACAAGTGGGACGTGCTTGCGGGCACGATCGACCTGACGGAGCTGACCGCCACAGAGGTGCAGAAACTCTGGGACTCCATCTGACGGGGGGGGGCTAACTTATGCAAGCAAGCGGAAGCGCTGCAATTAAAAAGCTGATACAGCTCGTCAAGGCGTCGCTGTCCGGCAAGATGGACAAATCAGGCGGGACTTTTACGGGCAATGTCTCCGGGCGGTATTTTACCGGCACGTGGCTGCAAACGACAGAAGCAACTGACCTCGGCCGCGTACCCGGAAAAATCGCTGTGCTGGATGATAGTGGCTGGGTGTACTATCGCACGCCCGCCGAGCTCAAATCCGACATTGCAGCGAGCGCATCCGGCGCGGACTACATTTTATCGCAGGGCACGACCGGCGTGTGGACGTGGCGCAAGTGGGCATCCGGTATCGCCGAGATGTGGGGCATTTTGGGGGCAACTTCTTTGGCGGTTAACAATGCGTGGGGGTCTGTGTATTATGGCACATGGATGTCCTCGTCCGCCAACAAAAACGGGCGCAAATACCCGTTTGCGTTTGTCGACACGCCGGTTGTCACTGCCACGCCCTACAGCCCGTCAACCGACTTTTGGCTGCTGACGGACAGCGCCAACAACGTTGGCACGGCGCTGACGCACGCGCCCGCCTATGCCTGCGTGCTGCCCAGCAGCACCACAATCACAAACCCGCGGATCCACTACTATGTCATCGGCAAGTACAAATAAAGGAGGGCAACCACATGACAATCACAATCGCAGACGGCCGCGGAGCGCTGTGGCAGTGGGACACCGGGCGGCGGGTCAAGATCACCGACGGCGACGGCGTCAAACAGGTCCACTATCAAAACAAGTGCTTCGGCCGCAGCGTGGACGTGGACGTCGGCACAGATGGCACGGCCATCATCCCGGACGAGCTGCTGCAGGACTGGCACCCGTTGACGGCCTACGCCTACGCCGCTGACGACGCGGGCGGCTATACCAAGGTGCAGGTGGACTTTGCGGTCCATAAGCGCGCGAAGCCTGCAGGGTATGTGTACACCCCGACAGACCAGATGACGCTGCAAGCGATCCAGCGCCAGATCGGCGATCTTTCCGACCTGACCACTGCGGAGAAGGGCACGCTGGTCGCGGCTATCAATGAAGTGGCATTGGCAGGCGGTGCTGGCAGCATTGGCTTGCGCGTGGCTGATGGCTACATCCAGTACAGCACGGACAGCGGCAGCACGTGGACAAACCTTATCGCAGTGGCAGACCTCAAGGGCGCAAAGGGCGACAGGGGCGAACCCGGCGAAAAAGGCGACACCGGAGCGCAGGGCGTGAAGGGCGACACTGGCCCAACTGGCCCGCAAGGAGTACCGGGCAAGGACGGTGTGAACGGAGAAACCGGCCCCGCTGGGCCGAGAGGCCCTGCTGGCGTTCCGGGCAAGGACGGCGCAAAGGGTGATCCCGGCGAACCCGGTAAGGACGGCCACAGCCCGGTGGTAACGGCCACCAAGTCCGGCAAGACAACAACAATCAGCGTGGACGGCGCGGCCATTGCCACAGTCGAGGATGGCGCAGATGGTGTTCCGGGGAAAGATGGCGCGCCGGGCAAAGACGGCGTGAACGGTAAGGATGGTGAACCGGGAGCCGCTGGTGCAGACGGCATCACCCCGCACATCGGCGATAATGGCAACTGGTATATCGGTGTGACCGACACTGGCAAGCCTTCGCGCGGAGCAACCGGCGCAAAGGGTGACACAGGTGCAACCGGCCCTGCTGGCCCGGTCGGTCCGCAAGGCCCTGCCGGTGCGTCCGGCAAGGATGGCGCGAATGGAGAAACCGGGCCGCAAGGCCCAAAAGGTGATCCCGGAACGCCGGGTGCTGCTGGTGCTCCGGGCAAGGATGGCGCGGGCATGGACATCACCGGCGCGACTGTCGGCCAGATCGCCAAGATCACAGCCGTGGACGCATCTGGCGTGCCCACCGAGTGGAGTCCGGTGGATATGCCGTCAGTCGGCTCGTCTTTCACTGATGATGGGGCTGGCAACATCTCCGTTGACGGCGCGGCGGCGCAGAGTGTAAATCGGTTTCTGCAGTCGCTGACATTCCCCGGCCTGAATTTCAAGTATATCAATCCGCTGAACAGTGGAACTTACAGCAACCCCTACGGGGTGTATGTGGGAAGCGGTGCTTCACTGGTTGACACGATCCTCGCCAAGACGGTTCCGGGTGTATACACGGTGTATATGAACAGAAACGCCACGGACGTACCGGCAGCGGCAGCGGCGGCATCCAGCTCCCTGCGTGGATTGGTGATCTTGTCTCAAATCAAAAAGCACTACGCCATCATCCTGCTGGTAGACCAGTCGAGCAATTTTTACGTGCAGTACATTCAGAACGATGTCGGGGGCGGGTGGAAGCAGATGCCCGACTCGGCCGGCGCGGCGCTGCCAAGTGTGACGGCAGCCGATAACGGCAAGATCCTGCGTG